ACCTGCGCCCATTAATAAGCCGCGTGATTTAAGTGTAGAAGCATAGTCAAAACCTTCTTGACCAGTCCAAGCACCATTCACTGTGTCTAATTGACGTAAACCGCACATTTCAACTTCAGAGTCGTTGAAACCCCAACCAGTTACTGATGTGCCGCCAGTGTCGCCAAAGAAGTGGTCTGCTTCAACAATAAGCAAACGACCAATGCGACCAAACACACCTTTAATATTACGGTTGTTTTGTCCGCGAACGTCAGCATCTTTCATGATGGTTTGATAACCAGCAACGTCTTTACGAAGTAAGTTAGCCATAGCAGAGTCAATTACGAACATCCACACTGGTTCGTTACCGTATTTACCGCCGTCACCCTTCATTGTAGTGTAAGGTGATAATGGGCGACGAATACTGCCAGTTGTATAACCATTAGAGGTCTTCAACGTTTTTTCAATATCCACTAAGGTATTGAAGTCAAAAGTTGAACCACTGTCGATTATATGCGACGCAGGCTGTAGACCAGTGTTTTGCGTTATAATGTTACCTTGAGCGGTATCAAATAATGCTTGGTCTTTAAAGCGTACGAACAAATCACCAAGCTTAGAACGTGAGTCACTATGCTGAGTTAAGGTTAAATCTCCGATGTCAACACCATCGAATGCATCACCATTATCGGCCACGAGACGGTAACGTTCAACAGTAATCTTGTCAGAGAATTTCTTCTTCTGCTCGCCTTTACCAAACGCAGTTTCTTTACCTTTAACGGCTTTACCTGAAAGGTTACCATCAAAGTCAAATACTACAGTATGGCCTGAGCCAGAGTTTTCATTGTTTTCTTGGTAGACAATAGAGTCTTTCGTGTTACCCGTTAAAGGGGTCCAGAACGAAACACTTGCTTTTTGTACCAAGCCTTCACGCATCCACTTCTTGCGCTTCAGGTCGGAGTCCAGACGGACTACACCAGTTGCCATAATTAGCTCCTAATAATAAAAGTATATGTGTGTTGCCACACGGTTAGTTAGAACAGTCTTAGCGATAAAGAGTCCGTCAGGATATTATCTGGTTAAAGGCTTACTTTAGCTCATAAATGAGGATAAAAACTTTAAACTGCTACCTATAATATAATACAAAATCAACGGTTTGTACACTTAATAAATTTATATAACCTTACCATTCACTGTTAACTTGAAGGGTAGGTCTTCTTTTTCTTCAAACTTTACTTTAGCCAGGTTCTCTCGGTAAGCTTTGTCATCTGCCGACTTGCGTGGCTTAGAACCTTTGCCAGTTCCTGTTGTTTCCATCGGCTGATGTCTGCTCACTAGTCTTCCTTAGCTTTCTTCGGTTTACTGGTAGGCTTTGGCGCTGGCTTGCTGACGGGCTTTTTCTCTTCTGCTACGCGATGTTTCTTTTTCATAGTGCTCTCCTGGGTTAGAATGAGTGCTAGCTTGCTAGTGCTCGGTTAGTATATTTCTTTAGTGTATGATTCTTTCATGCTACCTTCGACTGCTTTAGCTGAAGGTTTATGGTCACCACCGGCTTTACTTAAGTCAACGCCACCAGGTGCTTCTTCGCCTGGGTCAATAACTTTACCAGCAGAAAGGAACGCGTGAGCTTCTGTTAAGAACTCTTCAAAAGAGATTTTGCCTTCTTCAAGTTTCTTAGTTATACGAGGTGGAATGTCGTTATCGATAACGTCATCAGTTAAGGCAAACTTAGGATTAGCTTCGTTATGCTCTTTTAAGACTCGTTCACGTTGCTGTAGAGATGTTTCTTCACTTGCTTTAGCTTTAATCTTCGTGTGCTTCTCTTTAACACGCGACGCATTTTGACCTTCATACATGTTAATCTTTTCACGCCACGCTTCCTGGTCAGTATGCTTAAGCTCTTCAAGTTCAGCTTGTTGCTCTGCCGTTAAGTGTTTAGATACTTCTTCAGCCCAGGTGTTAGCCAGTTGGCCGTTTTCCGACACAAGAGCGATGTTCTCTTGTTGCGTCTTCGTGTACGATGCTTGTGTATCACGGCGACGAACTTCTGCATTTGCTGCGTACTTTAACATTGGGTCTAAGTCGTCAGCGAATTGCATTTTGCCTTCTACTTCTGTGCGACCTGCGATTGCTGCGTTTATTTGAGTGTCAATATCAGCTGGAGTACCCATAAGTATATACCTTTTCTTACTTGTTAGTGCACTAGAGAAAGTCTAGTGCGAATTTATTTATTAAATTTATCACAAAAACGTGTACTCGTAAACTGTTTTATATATAATAGCTATAAATAGGAGAATAAATTATGGCTGTATTCACTTTTTCAACCCGAGGTAAAAAGCCTCAAGATACTGAATTGATAGCGAGAGTCAAAGAAGTTTGTGATAACCGAAATATGAACTTTAGTGGCTTAGTCGTTGACTTATTAAGAAAATGGGAGAAGGACAGTGCCAACCAACAACCGTAAAAAACATGGCATGTGTGGTACAGGTTTACACGCTACTTGGAAAGCACTAAGAGGGCGCTGTAACAATCCTAACCACTATAAATACCCCAGGTATGGCGGAAGAGGCATAGGGTACGACCCTACGTGGGAACAGTTCGAATTATTCTACCTGGATATGGCCGAAGGTCACATGGAAGGATATGTGCTAGACCGTATAGACAATGACCAAGGCTACAACAAAGAAAATTGTCGCTGGTTGACCAAAGCTGAACACGCCCATAAAACGCATGAGGACAGACGCGATGTCAGACGCTGTAAAGTATAAGGCAATTGTACGACTACACGAAGGTGCTGAGCCGAAGCTAATAGCTGAAGAGTTGGACATACCGTACTCTCGCGTGCTTAAGTATCGGGGTGAGCTAAATGAAGCAATAGCATCAGGTGACCTGAACAAGTTACTACATATGGATGAAGCCGCAGTTGAGCTAATGGCTAATGAGCTGGTCCGTGACCTACCTGTAGAGTTACAAGACCAGGCTAAAGCACTTACTGATGGGGTTGTTAATGGTGTCAAAGGCCTAGATGCTTTAAGCGGTGAGTTCCAACGTACTGCGTTGCACATCAATAATCGTATACGTACGCTGTCCATGAGCATAGAGCATGTGTCAGAACTTACAGATTTAACTAAAGCTTTATGTGAGCTCCAGAATGCCTTCTTTAACAAGCAAGGTGTACAAGTCAATATACAAAATAACACAGGTGGAGACTCATCATACGGTGAGTTCTTATCGGACCGCCCTGGTGCTTAGAATCAATGAAACAGAGTTTAATCTGCTATACCCAGACCTTGAAGGTCACTATGACTTCTTTAACGAGCCACCACCTGCAGGTATCTCTAAGGCCGAGTTCGAGACTGTCTACCTTAAGTCTAAGCTGTGGCGCCTAAATAATATATACACAGTTATTGATAAAGACGGCAACCCTTGTATCTTCCGCATGAACTACGCTCAGCACAAAGTATACGCAGCTACCAGGCACCATCCTCGTGTTATCATACTTAAGAGCCGACAGCAGGGTATATCAACGTTGTGGCTTGTTAGTTACTTTGATGACTCAGTCTTTGCTACCAACCTCAATCTAGGTCTCATGGCTCAAGGTGCGGATGAAGCGTCTACCCTTCTTGAGCGTGCAAAATACTTGTGGGACGAACTAAGTCCTGCTATTAAAGACTTTATGAAAGTACGCCTTACAGCAGATAACACGAAGAAGTTCGCGTTTAGTAATGGCTGCACTATCTTTATACGTACCTCCTTCCGCTCTACCACGTTACAACGGCTACATATATCAGAGTTCGGCAAGATAGCTAACAACAATCCCAAACGAGCTAAAGAAACCAAGACCGGTACCCTGCAAGCGCTCGGTAAAGGTAATACGGGTATCATTGAGTCGACAGCTGAGGGCCGTAATGAGTTTAAGTACATGTGGGATGCTGCACAGCTTGTTGTTAACTCTGGTCAGCTCTCACCCAAGGATTTCTACCCTATCTTCTTGTCGTGGCTTGATGACCCTGACTGTACGCTCGATGTGTTGCAGGCTGAAGACAAGGAAGCCAGAGAGTACTTTGAAGAGCTCGAAGGCAAGCTCGGTATAGTAGTGCGTCGAGACCAACGTAACTTCTGGATAGCGCAACGACGGGAGCTGCACGGTGACATCTTCCAGGAGTACCCTGCTACACCTGAGGAAGCGTTTACCGCAGCACGTGACGGCTCATACTACAGTCGCTTGTTTAATGAGAGCTGTGTGCGCAAGGGGCGTGTACGTTCTGGCATATACGACCCGAACATTGATTGCGAAGTGACCCTGGATTTAGGCGTGGATGACTACTTTGTTGTTATCTTCCATCAGTGGTGGCGTGGTGAGTGGCGTATAATAGACGAGTACTGGAATAATGGCTATGGGCTGGAACACTACGTTGACATTATCGAAGGGCGTGGTTATAACGTCGTGAATTACAACTGTCCGCACGATATGGCGGTACGTGAGCTCGGTTCGAAAGGACATGGCGGCTTAGCTAAAAGCAGGGAGGACATACTTCTTGACTATTTTAAACAAGAGGGAATCCGAGCTAATGTAACAGTGTTAGCTAAGACTGGTATAGAGGCTGGGCTCCAAGCTGTAAGGCGTATGATACCGATGATAGTCATTGACCCTAAATGTGAGTATATAATAGATTGTTTGAACAACTACTCAAAAGAATGGGACGATAAACTTCAAGTGTGGAAGAAAACCCCGCTGCATAATGAGTTTTCCCATGGTGCGGATGTGTTACGACAGATTGCAGTAAACGCATACGAAGGGGAGACTACGTCAAATCTGGAAGTGCCTAGAAGGCAGTCGCGCTCCGCAGGACACGCTGTGTAAGGGTTTATATAAATTTAATAAGCTACTCGAGAATGGGACAGTTGTGAAAGGCAACCTCCCGTTGACAGTAGCGGCCCTGGACTGGCCCTAGGGGGCCCTTCAAGCAAGAAAGATGGTAAGACCAATCCCAAAGTACCAACCAATGTACCAAGTGGTATGACCAATGTACCAAAGATAATACAATGGTATGACCAATCAGTCAATGGTCTTACCAATGCACCAACTCACGATTGTCAATCAAAGTACATCATTTACTTAGATCATTTAGCTATTAAAATACTCTCTCAATAAGTGAAGAACTCCATACAATCAATTCTAAAGACTTTAATTAATAATGAATATGATTACATCCCTTTAAAATAAAGTGTCAAATCTGGCTCCGTTTGGCACGTTCTACGATAATATAGTCTACAAGTCTTGGTATCATTGACATCATCGTTTTAATAACTAAATAGCATATCGTTATTCCAAAAGGTTATTTCACAATAGTAAATAAAAGACTATAATTAATTTACTTCTTGAGGAGCAACATAAATCCTCAAATGTTCAACGAGTGCGATTGAACAGTAGAGTTCTTTAACAATTAGACTAATAGTAATATTCTTAAAGTATAGTTGACTTCTTAGTATATATTAACTAAGAGAGTAAATTATGACAAACGAATCCCTTAAAACACTTGATATGGTAATGGTTCTTATTGAAGATAGCCAAGAACCACATGGCCAACGAGTAGAGTATTTGTATGATAATACTATGAGCAATGAAGCGGTCCAAACCTTCTTTAGTGATGAAGTAATACTTCACATTGTTCGTTAACTTTTAGTATGCACTTTAGTGTATACTAAGAAATCAATTATAGTGGAAGAGGCTTGCCTCTTTCCCAACTTTAAAGAGAGAAATATTATGACTACTATTAAAAAAGATTTTGTATCAATCGTTGAGTTTCTTGAAGCCAATAAAACTAAGAAAGTTTCTACTATCTTAGAAGAACTTAAAGGCATGTGTACTAAGAAAACTAATGATAAGACGTTTGAACTTGACGAGGATGGTAATGTGACAAGAGTGTTTTGTTATTATCACAAATGTTGGGAAGACGTTGATACTTATGCTTATGGTCCAAAGAAAGGCACTGCAAGTGGCTTAAATACCATGTGTAAAGAAGGTGTCAGTAAATGGACTAAGCAACAACGTGTAGCGAAACAAGAACGTTCACTTTTACTAACTAAGTTAGGGAGCGGTGAACTTACTGTTGAGCAACTACCTGAAGCTGAAGCTGATATTGAACGTAATCGCTTGAGAATTGTTGAACATTCTATTGATACCCAATGGGATGAAGAACAAGACATCGCTTAACACTAATAGTTGACTATACTTTAAGAATATTATTAGGACGGAGATGGCTTGCCATCTTCGCCCTCGTAACGCCGTTGAATATTAACTAATTATAAAGAGAACATTTATGAACATGATGGATGAGAGTACAAGTGAGTATATCAGCTCATTACTTCGTGACCGTCTTAGTTGCCTAGAAGATAACTTGGGCGACGACTTTGATGAAGAGTTACAAGAAGGGTGGAAGGCTGAGAAGATTGAGTGTGAACTAGCACTTAAAGCGATGGGAGAATAACATGCTTATAGTTAAAGAGCAGGAACTAAAGATACTTATAGACGTCTTGGCTTTCTCTACTGATGTGTACGAGGATTTGCGCCTTACTATTAAGGAGAGTCCTTCTAGACATTTAACGTACTTAAAGGAGAAGGCACTGTTAGCTAAGTATAAGAAAGACCTACTTAAGCTAAAGTAACTCGAGGTGACCTACTTATAGGGTGAATGGTATACTTATATCATCATTTATATTATATATATTTATATTATATATTAACAATTAATATATACTACTGTATATATATACAGTAGTATACCTAGATACCGTATATCTCTTACCTGAGTTTTTATTTTGGTTATTATAATTGATGATAGTCTTAAGTTACTGATTTGATTATAGATATACGATAGCCTATTTATCATACAACCGTAAGCCATTGATATCATTGAGAATAGTTTTTTATTTACACTTCTATCATCTTGTGATATCATTGTTTTTTATCATAAATGGAGCAAATAGCATGCAAACTAGTACAACGCCTAACAAAGATTGGCCCTTTGAAGAGACGCTTGAGTGGCTCAAGGCCAAAGACTACCCACTAACTAATAAAGCCTATTATCGCATTGCCGCGTTCTACAATATCAATCCGGTGAGGCTTTACGTTCAAGCAACGGGCAACAATATAGTAGAAGACCTCGAGTTAAACTTAGTTACAGCGAATATAACCTACGGACCTCTCAACCGCACACAAAAAGAAGAGATTTATAACAACCATTATGATGTGAGCACTCATTACTTAGCTCAAGTGTACAACACGAACGCTCAGAACACTCGTTTAGCTAAAAAGGGTACTCATCGAAGGGCAGCACGAGAAGTTCAGGTAGCCGTCGTGACACCTTGCACACCGAACGTCCAATACGGTCCGTTAACTGTCGCACAGAAGATTGAGATATATACTCACCACCAGGATATTAACGCAGTTATATTAGCTGCACAGTATAACAC